GGAAAATATAGGTTGTACTTATCTTAACATTTAACAAAGTGTGTGTTGTGTTCACTTTGTAAAAACAAGAGACAACAAAAGAAAGAAGGAAAGACAATGAGTAGCGGATTAAATCTATTAAAAATAATAGAAGAAATGCGAAAGTTTGATACACAAATTGAAGCACAGGCTGTTGCTGTGTTTTTCTTTGTAGCTATTCATGGTGGACGAGACGGCGTTGCCATGCAAACGATAAGTGAAGAATTAGACATAGCTCAATCTTCAGTGTCACGAAATGTCTACAAGTTAGGAGACATTAACAGGCACAAAAAGATTGGAATAGGTCTATTAGAGACTTTTGAAGACCCAATGGAAAGACGTAGAAAACTTGTGCGTCTTACATCAAAAGGCAAGAGGGTTCACAGTACCCTTTTGAGTTGGGTTAAATAACAATGAAAAGCGGAGGTACTAATGCAACAACGAAATATAAAGTTGTTATCGGAGATACACCGCAAATTAACACTTAAAGGTTGGGAAAAGTTGCAATCTAAACGAGCCGAGAAAGTTATTGAAATGCTTGGTAAGGGTATGCTTGTAACTGAAGTTAACGATAGCCACATTGAGAACCTTGTGGACACGTTAGAAGACAGGGGTTTTGCTCCTGCTACTATCAATCGTTATCTTTCATCAATCAGTAAGATGTTAAGGTTTGCTAATCAGAGACAGTCTATCTATCATCTTGATAGAATGCCTCATATTGATTGGCAAAAAGAAGACAATGGTAGAGAACGATACCTTGAACCAATGGAAGAACGAGAAATTATCAGATTGTTAACCGAGTGGAATATGGTTGACTATTTGGAATTTTATTTGTTCTTAATTGATACAGGTATGAGACTAGGCGAGGCGTTATCTATTAAGAAGTTAATGGTACATAACAACAATGGAAACTATGTTGTTAACTTACCTGCTAGTGTCACAAAGAATGGTGAACCTAGAGGTATACCACTGACAGAACGTGCAAAGTCTATTGTTCTTAAATTGTTAATAAAAGCGGAAAGAAACGACCTTGTGTTTTCACATCTAAAGTATTGGACTTGTGAGAATACTTGGAGACGTTTGCGTAAGGCAATGAACCTTGAAGACGACAAAGAGTTTGTCATTCATTGCTTGAGGCACACTTGTGCAACACGTTTGGCTCAATCAGGTAAGGTTGAATTACACATGATAGGTCAAATGTTAGGTCACAAGTCGTGGAAGATGATAAAGCGGTACTCTCATTTAATACCGAATAATCTAATGGGAGCAGTAAATGTTTTAAACGGAATTAATAAATCCGCTTAAACATAAGTAGTGATATGAGGATAGTTGGAAAGTTAGTAATGACAATGTTAGTAATAATGGCGTATTCAGGTGTGCATAGATGCAATAGGATTTGCAATCCTCTGCGTAACCATTCCGCCACGTTGCCAACAGTTTGTTTTTACAAGTAAACTCAACAACTATTCTCTATCACAAGCAAAATAAAATAGCAAAGGAGTGAACCTAATTTGTAGGTCATTCCGCAGTTGCATCAATCAACAAACAGGAGAATACATGAAGATATTAGAAATAATGCCAACCTACCAAGACCAAGTGCAAACTGAAAAGATGTCTGCTGAACTTGGAAAGAATAGGACAAATAAGAGGAGGCTCTCACACATTGAACGTGAAGAAGAAAGCGTCACATCTTACGGAAAAGTCATAGTAGCAAATACGATACGTCCCCTTGCAATAGCCATTGCTGAATGGGTTGAACTAGCGTTACCAGAGGTTCATTCTAAAACACCCATTGCTCTCAAATATATATCCCAAGTAGACCCAAAGATAGTAGCATTAATAACTGCTAAACATGTAATCAATACTATTACTAATACTAAAAACTTAACCGCTTGTGCCATTACTTTAGGTGGTCGTATTGAAACTGAAATTAGTCTTAAAAACTTTAAAGGACTAAACCCAGAGTTATACGAAACTGTTAAAAAAGATTTAGATAAAAGGTCTTGGAACTACAATTACAAAAGAAGAAAGTTAAGAGAAAGTGCCAAGAGAGATGAAGTTATGAGGTGGGAAGAATGGACTACCACTGAAAGACTACATGTAGGAATGGAGCTTGTGTCTTTATTGATTGAGAGTACAGGTCTCATTGAAATAGCTACTGAACAGCACAAACATAAAACTATAAAAGTTATTAAACAAACAGCTAAAACTAAAGACTGGATAGATAATCGTAATAAGTTTAACGAGCTATTAAACCCAGAGTATTTAATGATGGTAATGCCTCCTAAAAGCGTTGTAGATGGCAAAGTAACAGGTCATGGGTACTGGACATCAGAAATGCCAGAATTAGACCTAGTTAAGCAAAAAGGTAAAAAGTTTAATAATGAAATGGAGAACTGTGCTATGCCTGAAGTGACTACTGCGGTCAATCTTATGCAAAGTACAGCCTATAAGATTAATCCATTTATTCTTTCAGTCATGCAAAATGCTTGGGACAAAGGACTATCTATTGGAGGTATGCCACCAATTAAGAACCTTGATTTACCTAACAAACCACATGACATAGAAACTAACCCAGAGGCACTCAAAAAGTTTAAGAAAGATAGTGTTATCATTCACACAGAGAATAACCGAATGGTATCTAAAAGACTTCTATATGCTAAAATTATATGGTTGGCAGAGAAGTTTAAAGAATACGCTACACTGTACTTTCCACTACAATTAGACTTTAGAGGTAGAGCTTACTGTGTACCTGCTTTTCTTAACTATCAGTCTATAAATGGTGCAAAAGCATTACTTAATTTTAGTCAAGGTAAAGCCATTACAAAAGAAAACAGAGGTGTCTTTTGGTTAGCAGTACATGGTTCTAATATGTGGGGTAATGATAAGGTATCATTTGAGGACAGAGAGAAATGGTCTTACGATAACCTACAATGGATAACTGAATGTGCTGAAGACCCTATTGCTAATAGACAATGGGAAGACGCAGATAATCCTTTTCAATTTCTAGCATTTTGTGATGAGTGGAAAAGATACCATGAAACAGGTGATGGGTTTGTCTCACACATACCTGTCAATGTAGATGGCAGTTGTAATGGGTTACAAATCTATTCATTGTTATTAAAAGATACAGTTGCAGGTAAATTAGTTAATTGTTTGCCTAGTGATGTACCACAAGACATCTACCAATTAGTAGCTAACGAAGTAATTAAAACTTTGAAAGTGAAAGCTAGTGAGGGAGACCCATTGGCACAGAAATGGTTAGACTATGGTGTCAAGCGTTCAACTTGCAAAAGACCTATTATGACAATCTGTTATGGGTCAACTAGATATTCTTGTACTGACTTTGTAGTAGAAGATTTAACTAAAAGAAAAGACAAAGGAGAAATGCACCCATTTGATGACATGTTTAAACCTGCAACATATCTGTCTAAAATTATTTGGGCAAGTATAGGTGAGAACTTAAAATCTGCTAGGGTTGGTATGGACTACTTACAAAACAATGCAAAGGTTATATCAAAAGAAGGAATACCAATTCACTGGGTTACACCTGTAGGCTTTCCTGTGTTTCAATATTACCCAGAAATGAAAAGTAAAAGAGTACGTTCTCATTTAATGGGAGAGGTGTTTGCACCGCAAATAAAAGAGGAGACAAAAGAAACTGACAAGTTGAGAAGTAGAAATGCTGTTGCGGCAAACTACGTTCATAGCTTAGATAGTGCTTGTATGATTAAAACTGTCAATATTGCAAAAGCAAAAGGTATTGATAATTTTTGTAATGTGCATGATAGCTTTGCAACACATGCGTGTGACATTGATAAGCTAAATGTATCTATCAGAGAAGCCTTTGTAGAAACCTTTGGTAAAGACCTGTTAGGTAAGTTTAAGGAAGATGTAGGAAAGCTGTTAGATGAGGAAACTAAAGGCAAACTACCTACAATCCCTGATAGTGGAGACTTGGAGTTAGATTTACTGTATCAATCCAAGTTTTTCTTTGCCTAAACCTATGCACACCTGCATAGTAAAGTTACACTATTAGTAAATCAACAATCAAAAGAGAAAACACAGAGAACAATAACAATAAGGATAAATATGAGTAAACAAGTATACAACAAATTGGTAACACCTGTAGGTGTATCACAATATTGTTGGTTAAACACGCCTGACACTAAATTTGATAAAGAGAATGGTGGTCACTTTAAGACTAACCTAATTATCAAAGGGTCAGACGCACAACATCTTATCAAAGGTATTAAAGATGAGATGAAAGTATCTTTAGAAATGGCAAAAGAAAAATCTAAAGGTAAACCCCCAAAAACAGCAAACATGCCTTTTGAAGAAGAGTTTGTAGAAGGTAAACCAACTGGAAACATAATCTTTAAATTCAAAGCTAAAGCAAAAATTATGATGAAATCTGGTGACGTAATAGACATCAAGATACCCATATTTGATAGCAAAGGCACACCTATGAAAGAGCAAGTATGGTCAGGTTCAGAAATGAAAGTTTCTGCTGACATGATACCTTACTACACTGCAATGGCAGGAGCAGGTGTGTCATTGAGATTAAAGGCAGTGCAGATAACTAAATTAGTTGAAGGCGGAGCAGGTGCAGGAGCAAAAGGGCATGGCTTTGAAGAAATTAAAGATGGTTATGTTGCACCTGAAGTTGAAGTAGACAAAACATTTGAGAATGAAGTACAGCCGAGCAACACTGACTTCTAATCAAGTAGGACTTAAATATGGTTTTAGGTCTGGGCTAGAAATAGCTATCTCACAAGAGTTAGACGCTAATAGTGTAAAGTATGATTATGAAAAGGTTAAATTAACTTATGTTAAACCTACGAAAGCTCATAGTTATACCCCAGACTTTTACCTTAAAGAACAAAACATATTTATAGAAACAAAAGGATTGTTTACATCAGCAGACAGACAAAAGATGCGTCTTGTTAAAGAGCAACACCCAGAGAAAGACATTAGATTTGTCTTTAGTAATTCACGAAGCAGAATATCAAAAAAATCTTCAACGACTTACGCTATGTGGTGTGAAAAATATGGGTTTAAATATGCTGACAAACATATCCCATTGGAGTGGTTAAATGGATAACAATTATAGAACAAGAACAGATTTTATTGTTGTTCATTCAACTAAAACTAAACCTAGTAAAAACCTTAATGCAAAGGATATAACTTTATTACACAGGAAAGAAGGTTTCTTTCACAACGCTTTTCATTTTATAATTAAAAGAGATGGCACAGTAGAAGAAGGCAGACCAGAAGAAATGTCTGGTGCAATATTGCCTATAAACCAACCTTTAATTACTAACCAAAATTCCATAGCTATTGCTTTAGTTGGCGGATTAGCCAATGATGGAACAAATCTTGACACAAACTTTACAATTAAACAATACGCTTCGTTGCGTGAACTTGTAAAAAAGTTGAAAGTAAAGTACAAAGTTGAGGTAGTGGGTTGCAGAAATGCAATTAACTCTAAATCGTGTATGTCTTTTGACGTACTGTCGATTGTTGATTGAGACGCTTCTAGTTAGAAATAGCTAGAGGCGTTTCGTATTTATGGGGTAATGGAGGGAGACTGAAGTTACCCTTTCCCCAAATATCTCACCTAAAAAATTTTATGACCCAAACCGAAAGTGAATTTTTATATCACACATCATGTAACAACTGCAATTCCTCAGACGCAAACTCTGTTTACTCTGACGGACATGCTTATTGTTTTTCATGTAACACAACAACACAAGGACAATCAACAATGGAGTTAACACCAATTACAAAACAAGAAAGTAATTTTATTAAAGGCGAACACTTGCCTCTCAATAAAAGAAAAATTAATTTAGACACAGTAAAAAAATATAACTATCAAGTAGGTGCATGGTTTGCACGTCCTTGTCATATTGCTAATTATTATAATGATAGCAAAGAGTTAGTAGCACAAAAATTAAGATACCCTTCAAAAGATTTTCAATGGATAGGCAATCCAAAAGAAGCAGGATTGTTTGGACAAGAAACTTGCAGAGGGTCAGGACGATATGTGACCATCTGCGAAGGAGAAATAGATGCACTTACAATGTCACAAGTTAATGATAACAAATTTGATTTTGTTTCTATTAAAACAGGTGCGGCAGGTGCAAAAAAAGATATTCAAAAATCACTCGATTTCTTGGAGGGTTATGAGAATGTAATCTTAATGTTCGACCAAGACGAACAAGGGCAAAAAGCGGCGTTGGAAGTTGCAAAACTTTTCACCCCTAATAAAGCCAAGATTGCTTCTCTACCACTTAAAGACGCTAACGAAATGTTGTTAGCAGGTAAAACAGAAGAACTTAAAAACGCTATGTGGAGTGCAAAACCATATAGACCTGATGGTATTGTTTTAGGTTCAGAAATCTTTGATGAGATAATGAAAGAAGATAACTATGTTACTGCACAATACCCTTTTAAATCTCTTAATGATAAGACACATGGATTAAGAAAAGGTGAACTAACAACTATCACAGCAGGTACAGGTGTAGGTAAATCATCTTTCTGTCGTCATGTAGCATTAGATTTATTAAAACAAGATTTTGGTGTTGGCTACATTGCATTAGAAGAAAGTATTAAACGAAGTGCATTAGGTATTATGGGTGTACACCTAAAGAAACCTTTGCATTTAACAAGAGAAGGAATAAGTGAAACACAATTACAGGAAACTTTTAAATCTACTATTGGTAATGGGAATTTTTATTTATATAACCATTTTGGCAACACAGTCGCCGATAGCCTTCTCAACAAAATAAGATACTTAGCTAAATCTTGTGAAGTAGACTTTGTAGTATTAGACCATTTACACATGGCTTTGTCTGCACTTGGAGACGAGCATACAAATGATGAACGAAAACTAATTGATTACTTTGTAAGTAAATTAAGAACACTTGTAGAAGAAACAGGTATAGGAGTTATTCTTATATCTCACCTTAGAAGAAGTGAAGGTGACAAAGGATTTGAAGATGGCAAAGAAGTAACTATGAATAGTCTTCGTGGTTCAGCTTCTATAGGTCAGTTATCAGATTTAATTATAGGTATTAATAGAGATATTAAGTCAGATAAAAAATTAGCTAATCTAACAATTCTTAAAAATAGATTTTCAGGAGAGACAGGCAAAGCCTGTACATTGTTATATGATTTAGACACTGGTTGTCTGTCAGAAACAACACCTGACGTATTAGATGACTATTAAAAATGTTACTGCAAAGCAAAAGAAAGATGCTTTGTTTTGGTCTGGGTTAGTAGCAGACGCAGTGGCAAAAGCCAAATCAACACATAAACCACAAACAATAACAATAGGAAATATTAAGACAGCATTCATGTTGCAAGACACTCTTACGTCTATGGCGTTAGCAGGTGAAGATGCGGCGTGGAAAGTAGAAGTCTTATTAGAAACAGCACATTAATTATGAAATTACCGACAATAAATAAAAAGATATTAGACGCACCTTTTGTGCATTGCTATTGGAAAGACATCAACAGCTCTGCAATTTGGACTAGCTTAAAAGAAGCTAAAGCAAGTAAAGTTACTATTTGTATTACCGCAGGTTGGCTTTTAAGAGCAGATAAAGATGTGCATGTAATTGCAGGTGATGTTAATTTCAATGATGATGGCACACTAGGTGACGTAGGTAACGTAACTACTATGCCTTCAGTAAACGTATTAAAGATTAAGAAGGTATCAGTTTGAGATACGTCTTTGATATAGAAACAAATGGATTTTTACATCTATGCGATAAGGTACATTGTATTGTATTAAA